AAAAGTTACATAAGGGAATAACTCAAAAAAGGAAAAAAGGTTCATACGGAGAAGATATAACAAGAAAAAACCTCCTTGCAATTCCTTGCAAAGAGGTTACTGAATTGTACACCCGATGAGAATCGAAATATAGACGGTTAAACCTGTTATCCCCGTTCTAATGCCTTCTAGATGGCTTTTGAACGGGGATATTACTATCAAAACCTTTCAAACACTGCCGTAAACGGTCCCTAATTTGGTCCCCGATTTTCATCTATCGGGGACTATTTTTTAGTACATATTCCACCATACAACAGCCAGCAGGCGACAGAAATCAAAATGGCTCCTATCGTCCAACTGATCCAGCAATATGTCTATACTACGATCCATATTGCATTGCGGTCATATACTCCCATATCTTACCTTGTGGTCCATCCTCGTCGGCAAAGTAGAACTTATGAGCACCCTTGATGATCTGCGATTCATCATAGATAGAGCACAGATCCGAATAAAAGCTATTAAAAGCTACGTACTTATCCCACTTCGTCGTACCAGAAGGGAAAGACAGATTTTTGGTAGCGTCCTCCACTTGGTCAGCACTCCAATGGGCACCGTTCTTCTTCTCACCGCCCGGACCTGTATAGCGGATTCTCTCAATATCCATTTCCGCAAAATTTTTATCGTAGTGCGGACCGTACAAGATGGAGTGTTGCTTGCGCATAAACTCCCAATACATTGCTGGGTGTTCCTCTTTCAGCACACACAGCATGTCACTAAGACCGTCCACGCTCTGCCACATTGCCTTGTCAGAGGCAACACCGTTAGCCTTTGCGTTTTTTATTAAATCCTTGTATTCCATATTCAAATATATTAAAGTTACATTTTGTTTTGTTTCATCGGATGGGTACTGACACTTTGAGTGGAATTTTTAAGTATTTTTTCCTGTCTATTTGTAACAGCAAAGTTCAGTTTACGCTATCATTTTGATTAAATCTATTCTATTAGCAACTTCTTTAATTCCATCAAATCCGCATCAGTTATCTTAATCGCACCCGTCTTGCCAAATAAAATGCTTGTTATCGGATTGTCCGGAAGCGCAAAACGGATACTCCCCTTTCCTATGGTTCCACGGATAAAGCCCTTACCAAATGGCATTTCTTCCATTTCCCGAAGCATGGAAAGCATATCGTTAAAAAGTAAATCCGCATCCACATTGCCATCCTCATCACACAAAAACAAAGCGGCATTATCTATCATGTCACCTATCCCGTCCTTTTGCTTTGCAAGAAAATTCTTCGCCCCTCTCTTGAGATACACAGATGCTACCTTTAATTGAGGATTATTCAATACAAGCCCGTCAATCCTCTCGTCAATCCATAGCTGCAATGAATCAGCTAGCTTGTCCTTCAGTTCTGTTATATTCTTCTTAACCTCCATTACTTCTTAGATTTTTGTTGCGGTTTCCCGTTTTTCCAATCAATAAACTCCTGCCATGTCATATCGCTATGCTCCGTTACGTATTCGCGGAATAAAGCATCTCTTCTCGCTGTTTCTTCCTTGGCTATCTTAGATGTCCTCCTGACAAATGACAGCTGCTGCTCCAATACGGCCTTTCCTTCCGCAGAGCCCTCTATTCTGCCCTTGACAAGAAGAAGGACCTCTGAATTAACCATCTCCTGAATGGCCATGCTGTTATCATAATATTCCTTGTTGTTGTTAAGCACGGCTCTCTCCTGATCATTTAGCGACGAAACAATACGGTCTATCTCATCCCATATCGGGGTAGGTGTGGATACTCTCTGTTGTTGAGTGATGCCCGGAATCTGTTTCAACGCCTGTAGCTTCTGTGTATAAGCCTCATTTTCCTGTGCCAGACTTTCCAAACTTCTGCCTGTCGATAACAATGGATCGCTTTCAAACATTCCCATAATAATACTTTTGTTAGTGGTTAATAAAGAAAGTGGCATCGCCCCCGAAGGGGCTTACCACTAACGTTTCTTACGCTTCCTTATGCGCTTGGAGCCGTGCTTGCCTGAGTGCGGCAATTGCATCCGTAAGGGTTCGCCCCCTCCAGTACGTTCACTGTCGGGGTTGACGGTAAACCCACTACACCATAGATTGCACGACAGGTCTTGCGGTCCGTATAGCACATACTATCCTTCAGGACACTTTCCATACCCATCTGTATGATCTTGTTCTGATACAGATTGGCCACTTCCATTCCATAGACCTTTTTGTCAAGCTCACAGAACTTGGCGGAGTAACGTTCGTTCAGTGTGTCGTACAGGTCACGCTGTCCTTTGTACAAGCCGAATGCGGCTGTATTCAGCTTGTCGTTCATGTTGTCGTAGAGATCACGGGAAACCTTATAGTTACCGAAATCACCCTCTACCTGTGACTTGTAAAGCTGCCATTTCTCGTTGATATCAATCTCACGATGATTATACATCTGCTCCTGAGTGTTGACTTTAATCCCCCAAATGGTGTTTGTTAACGCCAAAGCCTCATCACAACCTTTCTCCCATGCCTGGAAAGCGGTAGGAGCAACACCGGTACGACCGGAAATAGCATCACTGACTGTGTTAATATTCACGTTTTCCGGCATACCGCCGCCAATACCTCCACGGCGGCCCCATAGTGCGGCTGCACCCAAAACAGTACCACCGATACCAAAGCCTAGCGCGGTTCCGGCAAGCCCCTTAGATGCGTACTTATCATGATTCTCATCATGTACGTACTCTTTTTCTTTGATTACTTGTTTCACTTCTGCTTCCATAAACTTATAATTTTTTGGAATTACGACCAATATTGGCCGCTCACAAATGTCAGAACAAGTCACTTGCAGATAAAGTAATTACTTGCTATATACTTGCTAATTACTTTCCAATTGCTTGCAACTGTCCATTTCTTTAATTTTTGCCGGTTCGAGCGAATAAACGATACACCTTGTCGGGTACGGTTGATGAATCTGCCAATTTCATGATCAGTCAGCATTTTGGACAACGCCATGACCAGTAGATACCTTGCATCGGCGCATTCCTCGCGATTGCTGGCTAATATGTCAGCCTCAACAAGACCGGTAACATCACACACAACACCTATTATATCCTTATACAGTTCCTCTAATTTCATTTTTATTTCGGTTTTTGAAAACAAAACACCCGAAGTGTTTGTTATTGCCAATGAAGGCCGCAACAACACCACGGGTGTTTATCTCCTTATCCGACTGTCAATCCTTTCAGGAGGCGGCTTTCTTTTTTTCTAAGCCGCAAAAGAATCACTTTTATTATATGAGTTTCTATTATATGCCACACTTCTACCTGTGGCGGATAATACTTGATGTTGCTATCTCATCTTGCACCTCCCTTCTTCTTTATCAACCAAATGACTACGATTAGTAATACTAATATAATACCTATAGATAACTCTCCTAGTTCTAATTTCGTCTTCTGCCACCATGTTAATTCTTTCTCCACGGGATAGGGAACCCCTACCTCTTTCTCCTTCTCTACATAAACTGTGTCTCTAATTGTCCTGTCACGGTAGACTATATGCCATTTGTCAACGATTACTGAATCGCCTTTCTCTTTTACAAAGATAGAATCCTTAATGTGAATGGAATCACGTTCATACACAGTAAGATAAAGACTGTCAGTCCTTATTGTTTCTATCGGAACATACCTTATACTCCGGCATGACCCAAACAGCAATAGCAATGCTATCCCTACTGCAATCCATATATAGATCCTTAGTTTCATAGCAGGTCCCATCCCTTATAGATATCCTCCATTACGGCAGGAACACCATTCTCAACATAAGATATAGCAGCAGCCAAAGAGCACATCGTATCTTTATCCTCAATGTCCGGAACATATACTGAAGGTACCTGCATATCCTGACATACCCGTCTGATGTAAGCCCCTGTATTGTTCTCTGTCTGTGGGGCCCATCTTGTAATAAAGTCTGCAATACAAACACAGTTGTGTCTCCTTCTGTAATTCTGCAATGTACGGATTAAAGCACGATAACCCCATTTCATTTCTACAAACTGAAAAAACTCCTTGTCTGTCTGTTTTTCTCTCAATCCCTGCCATTTATCCTTTGTTATTCGGATATTACCCGGATTGTTGTTTCTCAAACCTCTTGGTAAACTCTTCATTTCTTTCCCTCCTTCTCTTTTAATTGCTCTATTAAATTATTAAACCGGCTGTTAATATAGATACTGATGCCAAAAACACTACCGGCATACAACAGACATTGGGCAAACAACCACAATACACTGTCGTGTATCTGACCCATAGGTTCAGAGCACACAAAGCCGGCCACAGCCAAGGACGCTCCCAGTACAAGCATCCCCACAGCGGTTGAATACTGAATGTTTTCTTTTGTCTCCTTTCTCATTATACAAACAATTTAAGTTCAATCCTTTTTTAATCCTTTAATTACACGTTTTGGATTACTCGATTTTTAAACTAACCTTTATTTTGTATGACAAAAAAAGAGCCTGCCACGGAAATTAATCCGCAACAGGCTCTTGATTTTAAGAGATAGATAACCGGCAATTAATGTCGGTTACCGTGATAGAATCTTATAGCCTCATTGACATATAATGATACCGATTGCTCCTTATCCAATATAGCTGCCACGTCCTCTTCTATCATAACAAGTATTCTTTTCACACCATTAACCTTCGGTCTTCGGGGCACACCATTGCTGTCCAATATCCTATATATCGTTTGCTCAGACTTTATATCTGTTTCCTTCATTATCTCCTTGATAGCTATCCCGTCCTTATATAGGGACAATACCCTAGACTCTTGATCTAGGGTAATAGATCGTCTTCTTGCCATAATTAATATGTTTTATAACATTTATAATTTGTTGCTCGTTAATTCAAAAAGTTGCACCTTTGCATTGGACATCAACGATGTTAGTCGCACTTCGGTGCGTGGATTGAAACGACATTAGAAATGTCATTGTGATTTGCTCACAAATTAGTATTTTCTATACAGATCACTGTATAGTGAAGAGGCGGAGAAATCCGCCTCTGTTTTTTTATTCCTTCACTACTTTGTTATCAATATCTTCTTGTGTCATAATTGTTTGCCCTTTATGCTAATTAGTAGATAACAGCCTTTATCTTCATGTCAGTTATACAAACACTCTCTTGCCTCTGCACAGAATAGTAAGTAACGTGATTGTTCGATACTTCAAACATCGGATAAATCGAATCGGGATCGTCTTTAATTCCTTCAACCGTGAATTTAACTATACCTTGCTTTGCTGCCTGTTTGAATGCTCTGCGAAAATCTGCATCTAATGAATTGAAAGTTTTCATAATCTTGATACTGAATTAATCTGTTGTCACCAGCTTTATATTTATTACCAAAAAATTTCTTCAACCTCAAATTCTGCCTTCTCTTCCCAATCAAAAAAATCTAAATTCTGTTCATCCTCTTCTGTCAAGTAGTAATATGCGCGTATCCTATACGCCATCAATCTCAATAGGGGCTTCAGCCCACTCTTTTAAACCTACATGTTGCGGTTCAAACGCCGGATAAATATATCTGCTTGTAGGTTCTGCGCCAGTAGATATAGCTTTATCAGCTATTTCTTCACCAAATCTCTCTACTATTTCTTGATATGTGCAACTTTTCATAATTGTATGTTTTGTTTGTTATTACTTGTTGTTTTATTATCACAATGCAAATATACAACATTGTGATATAACAGCAAAACAAATCACAATATATTTTCTTGTATTGTGTAATATTTAACATTTAAGCACAAAAAGACAGTCGACAATAACGCTAACGATAATACATAAGGGCTGACCTACACCAAGATCAGCCCTTTACCCCTAGAACCATTCTGCATTTGGGTGTATCTCCACAGACAGACGGAACATTATTTTAGTGATTAACTTTTTAATTATCATAATTTTACATTTTTGTATCTTCGATGTAAGGATTGGTTAGATCCATGAGAACATATTGAATTAAAGCATCAATAACAACGTTAGCTATCTTCCTGCCTCCTGCGGAATTTGGATGAACCTGGTCCTGCAAATACGTTGTGATATTAAGTGTTGATATTCCACTTAATGCATTTACATCAATTACGGGGACGGAATATATTGCACATACTTCTCTTATCACACTCCCGTAATCTTGTATCGTTAATCCTATATTATTTTTATAAGGATAATCAGCATTATTATGAGAGTTATAAAAATTATGTGGTATGCAAGCGAATATCTTGGCATCCGGCAATCTTTTGATAATCTTTCTCAACATTAGCCCATAGGCGTATTTTAAATGAGTTTCGTCTTGATCGTCAAGCTCCCCGATTTGGGCATTTGCCGTGATATCATTAGCGGAGGCATATATGACTAATACATCCGTATCGGTCGGAATAGTATTTATTCGCCCGTCACCACACATATTATCCTGTATAGTGATAGTTCCTTCTTCGGGATAAGCGGCATTATAGTAGCCATTTTCGTCCACTTTCTTGGTTTTTGGGGAAATGGATGTAACCTTGGAGCCTCCGATACCTCGGCAATAATGTGTTGAGAATTGAAGATATTTCCACACATACTTCTGCCACGAGATCAGTTCTACGATCGAGTCCCCAAATGAACAAAACTTCTTCCCTTTATACGCCATATTGATTATTTCATCTCTATCTAACTTTACATTTCTCACATTTTGCGGATTGCAAGGGTAATAATTCAACGAGACAAACGGGGAGTCCACACTGTTGAAATTAAAAATTATATATTCCCAATTTTTTTCACCTGTCATCACCTCCCTAAAGGTTTTTACTTGACTGCCCCTATGCCCAATCCACGTACCATCTGCTGCATACACGGCGACTGAAAATGCATTGGTAAATACAGATGTTATGTTGTCAACGACTCTGATCAATCGTGTAGTATTATAAGCTTCGTTTGACTGTAACGATCCATTTACATTGTTATAACCATCAATAAGATTATCATTTGTTATCAGATTTTTATCTAAATAAGTTTCAGGAAGCTGTGTTATACCGAATTCAAGCGGAATAAAATTCTCATTGAATGATAGATAATAAAAATCTCTTGCGTTATTATTCCAAGCCCTGCAATATGATGCTTCTGATGGTATCTTTCTCTTTGAGATATTCTTTCCCGTTGGAGCACCCATATTAACCGTGCCAAGCAGCGTGCCATTATCTCTATAAAAATAAACCGAATATGCATTGGTATAGATATACTCTTCTCCTGCCGGTATATCAATTCTTTCTATAACAATCCCATTCCCATTTACAATATTTCCGGCTCCGTCTATTGTCTTATTGGCGAGCAAAAGTTCGTCATATACCTTGTTGATTGACACATCCTGCAACATATGTCGTATTGTCATCAAGTCGTTTTTAACCTCTCCAAGAGAGTCAATGGTTAATACTTCGATCCAATTCTTGTCATTTTTCCAATTTGCATTATCTACACTATCAGATTTATATATTTCAATTGTAAATCTGTCTTCATTTTGATACGATAAGATAAATCCTTTCCTTCGGTTAATACTGCTTATCGACAACCTCGTATTAGATTTGTTCGAATTATACACGACAGAATCGTACATGTAAGAATCAAGCGGTATATAATTACTCGTTTCAGAATTGTACAGATATAGCCTATATCTGTTTGTCAAATCTCTATAAGTGAAAACCAATCCGATTTTTTTATTGTAAGTATTCGGCAGAGCATTTCGAGCAGCATCGGGCGTGTTGTAATTATTGCCGGTTATTGCCGTGACATTGATAAAGGGAAATTTGGTCGATGGCAGCAATGGGGACCAGAATAAATCATCGCTCCAATATTGATCATCCATAGATGCTCCCATATACATTTCAACAGTGAGTTCCCCAGTTGTTCCATTCCTATAACTTAAAATCTTTCCTGTACTTCTATTTTCTTTTGGGATGCCAAGTCTGGTTTTTGAAAAATCCGTATCAAATTGTGTTGAAATGGCACTTCCTTTATTTAACCCCGACATTTCTGTAGCCAGACTCTTACGCGTTTTGGAATTAACCACCGCATCATAGATAGTAGCCGGGTAAATGGTTTGTCCGCCTTTGGTCAGTTTATGCATTTTTACCATAATATTCCTGTTTTTAGCCTAAGTTCCGCCGGAACTTGGACTGTTGTTATTTTATGTAATTATTTATTAACTATTAAAATCACTCAGTACATCATCATACTCCTTATCTGACAGAGATACGCTCTGCACCGCATTGTAGACGACATAATCAGGATAGGGCATGATCTCCGCTGTGCTCTCATCCGTCTTTCCGGTAGTCAGCACAATCCCTGTATCTTCAATAGATACAAGGTTGCAGATGCCATCCCTAAAGTCGGTATCAGAGATAAAGTATTCTCGCTTGACCTTCAATATACCGGGAGAGAAACCGGGGTTGTCAAAAGCGACAAGCAGACTGCCATCTTCCATACGGCTGCAACCCACATACTCTTGTCCGTCAAAGGAGGCTATGAACTTTCCCTTGAACGGATTGAAGTAAGTAAACCGGAAGGGAGTTGATATGTCTCCATTCAGGTTCTTCTCTATAATTTTAAAATCAGACTGGTAATTAATTTTCATAACTATAATATTGATGTTACATCATCTATTTCCTCGGCTGTCAGGATACCGGAAAGATCAACACTTCCACCGCCTCCTGTCGTGCCTGTATCACTCCAAACGCCTCTCGTCTTACATTGATACAGAGGACCCGGTATGGTATCCCCCACAACTGCCCAGTCACCCACAACAGGAGATGGGACAGCAGCCTGCAATGCTTCTACTGTCGAAAACAATCCCTTGTTGCGGACACTGTTCTGCTTGACCTTATCAATCTCGGTAGAAGTCTTACTAAAATTGTAGTTAAGCCGATCTGCCGCCTCACTCCAAGTACCTGTTTTATTAATACTATTAAGTTCCATATCACTTTCTTACCTTTAACACTCCATTTGTCACTATTCCTTCAAGTGTTTCATATTCCACATATACCTGCCCGGAGCTGACGTTATCTTTAGACGGCCAATTACTGCATTCAATATTTGCCACATATTTAGACACAGCCCCCCCGTCATATACCGGTTTCATCCCAACCAACAGAGTTTCGCCTTTAGAGCCATAAAAAGAAACGTTACTGGGAGTAAGAATAATATCCGTATTTTCCACATGATTCTGTATTCTGATACGTTCCGGATATACAGTCGTTTCTTGTATCAATTGGTCCCCTACATATTTCCGTAGGATCAAATCACCATACTCCCATCCGTCTGATGATGTGTCGAACCTTAATATCAAGGTGGCATGTCCTTCAGTTGTGTACATTTCAAGAGTATTTTTATCCGGATCAATGACAATGCGTTTCCCGTCAACAGATGTTTCTACTTTTCCGCGGAAAAATCCGCCCAAGGCTTCAACCACACCTCTGAACTTACCACCCAAAGCATAGATATATCCTCTTAAGAACACATCACCACCATGAGCGACAACGAAATTCGCCATGTTCTCCCATTCTTCATCGGTAGGTTGATAATTCGGATCATTTCGAAACCTCATCACGGTTCTAATAGCCTGTTCAAGTTTTCCTCCTGCCCAAAATGCTACATCATCATCGTCATTGTATATGCCGCTAACTCCGGCTGTGACCTTCTGCATCTTACCATCCTTGTAGTTGCCTAATTGGACCATATTAGCTAGTATCAAACCGCCAAGGATATCCACAGATCCATCCTTGATTGCGCTCGCGATATAATTAATTGCTTGAAATTCGGCCATAGACTTGTCATTATCAAGAATTGAAGGCTTCCAATCGGTAGCGATGGTTCCTCTTTCTAATTGAAGATCACAAACGGTTGCGGTACCACTGATGAGAAATATACCACTGCCATTGAAGGTAATCTTATGGGTATATCTCTGATAAGAGGATGTGAGAGGCTGAGAAACACTGAAAGAGCCGCACGAAACAGACACAGACGTACCCTTTGCTTTATAACTGATAACATAACTTTCTCCTTTAATCAATGATACAGATTGGGACAAACTACCGATTGCAGCAGAGTACCCAGAGCCGGCAGCACTATCTGCGGATACAGTAGCCACACCCGTCCAATACTTTAATTGCTTGCTATATAATTCGGTATCAGCCGATAACTCGGTAGCGGCAGATAGATCCTCTGTTTCATAATCTCCCGTAAACCCAGTATTACGTAATAGATTGACCGAACCAATATTTACCGCCTTATAAACCTCATCCGGCAAATCCGTCAGATTTGCCGAACCTGTAGAACCCGGCTGCAAGTTCATCCTTCCCGTCAACAGATTGTCTCCCGGTTTTATTCGGGTATATTCTTCCGGCAAAATAAAATTATTGATCCCCACATATTGTCTTATGTATGGAGACCCTGTGCCGGCACCTGCTAAAATCTGAGCATTTTGCCTATTAGGATCATCTGTACCTTGATATCCTAATTGTACAATATCATCCCCTACCAATGGAGCGTCACTCTCCAATGCACATACACTTTTTGACAGGTCTATATAATCAGTTCCTACAGATACAACCAAACGCCATAAATAATGATTCCCTAGTTTCCCATCTGCCTGCTTTTCCAAATTAAACGTTTCAACCAGTGCTTGATCTTTTTCTTTAAATTGATTATATATTATCCTTCCATCAGCATCCTTAGTACGCATGTAACATCGCCAAAAATCGTTGTATTCCTCAACTTTTATACAAGACATTCCGGCCGCAGTCTGCATCAACTTTCCACCGATATGGGTTGTCTTCTGTACTTCTATTTCTTCAGCTGTCAACTTTCTCCGAAAATGAGCATAGTCAAGTTCCAAATGCCATGCGCCTTGTTCATCCTGCCATAATCCTGCTCCGGTTGAACCTTGTGTAAAATTTCCTCCATACCACCCTTTTACAAATGTGATAAATTCTTTGGCCGTATCTGGTTTATCCTTCCGTAAAAAATGGTCGATAACAAACAGACCTGTCAACATATCATCATCCCTAATATCATCATATTCTGTTTTGGTTCCTACAATACGCTTTAAATCGTGCCCACTAATTTTTATCCCCTTCAAAAAATTAATCACCCCTTGCGCTTCATCGTCATTTAAAGCGGAAATAAACCAATTGAATACAGGTGTGTCCTCATCCAACGTATATGCGGAATTGGCATGATCGGCATTGGTGACATCACCGCCGCCACCGCCACCCTGTATAATAGTCACAGAGCGGGGAACATACTTCCCATCACGCTCCCTCGGTACTACCCTACTTATGATTCTTATATCTGACTTTATCGCCATTCTCTATCATTGATAATGTTACTGTATTCTGCTCGTAATCCCATACACCACTTAACAGCATGAATTTTTTACTAACCATAGAATTGTCATACAAAACCGTGAAAGGATGAATGAGATCACTGTTTTTTAATACCTGAGTTAACTTGATTTTGGTTACCCGGTATCGGTTAATGATACGCCTGATCAACGCTTCTTCGGGGCGTACAAGCGTACCTTCTATTGCCGAATACAAGTTGTTTGTTAAAAAATTGCCATTTAAAAGAGCTTTGCTGTACGTTGCCCCGTCTTCATTATAACTACTTATGCCAAATTCTATCTCGTCAAGTTCGGACATAAATTTTTCATTGACTACATTCTCGTATACACGATCCCCGTTCTCACCTTCATCCGTAACTCCGTCTTTTTTCTTATAGGCAACTCTTAGATTTTCTATATCAACTACTTTTATATATTTATCATTCTGATATGGGTAATCCGTACCATACAGGATTAATTCAAATTTCCCCGTCAGTGGCACAGAATCTGGGAACTCAATCACATATCCCGTAAGCCCCTCATACGGCATATCTGCCTTTTTCGTTGCACGCAGTTTGGTTCGTTCCACTTCCTCACCCACCTCTCCTATACCTATCGTAAATGTGGTTTCGCTATTTTGCCATTTATTTCCATTCCAGTAATGATCGCCAATACGTAATTTAAACCGTAACACATGATCTTCCGTGATTGTCACCTTATTAGGCTCTGCGTAATTCGTTGTAAATAAAATATCGGCTGAAATTCCTATCGCTGCATCCTTATAGACAGCTGTCACTCCTCCCACTCTTAATATAGGATTTCCTACAGCCGTACTAATTATCCTATACCTCAATAAAGACCTCCATGTGTAATTCTCCGAAATTATTGTATACAACGGAGTTAATCCATCCCATCCCTTAAAATCTATATCAGCCTCCCCGACTCTGTATGCGGTCATACCGCCAGTCATATTATAATTTAAATTAGCACCCATTACAGGGATGGCATCTTGTGAAATCTCTCCATTATCACCATATGCTATTGATTCCCATCGTTCTAATGTCAACCCTTGCACATTCTCCACCTTATAGTATTTGTTATCATTCCTCTTATCCGTCAAGTTTGTGAAGCTCCCATACATATCACTCACATCAAATCCCTCATCATCCACCAATTCATCAAAAACATTATTTATTGCCTTAACGGTAACCTTATTATATCCGGGGAGCACATCTATTGTATGATCACTACCACCGAAGCCGATATCCTGAAGCAATACAGTGTTTGGAGTAACCATCTCATAAGTGACAAGATCCTCGCCATATGAGAAGTATTCCCCTTTCCAATCTACATCAACAAAATACAGGCTACCTTCATAATCGTATAAGGTCCAATTAAAAAAACGACAAAAATACTCCAGTACCTCGTCCAACATCATCCCTTCTGAGGTGAAGTTTTCTTCTGCGAGAGTTATCTCATCGAATATGTTTTTCTTTGTCGAATAATTCACTTCTGACGATCCATAGACATAAGGTATATATATCTTTTCATATCCCCCATTAGCTGATCTTATAATGTACCTTAAGAGGTTTATCGCCGTTATAAATCCATTCTCTGTCTGTTTCTCATATTGTATATTCTCAAGCGTGCCTATTGCACTGATACAATCAATACTGATATTATCCGGTGTAGGCTTATAAGGCTGCGTAAATTGTTCCGGAACAATATACCCCGTCCACATCAACTTGTCACCCTTGAACAGCTTAACCGGGGCGTACTGGTTGTTAATGCTAAACAGGTCTAGAAGTAAATCACTGCCAAGAAGAGTTAATGTTGCTGTAGAACTTCTTATCGGCTCATATACAAAGTTCTCATCGTTCCCTTCTACAACAAATGCGCTTCTTGCGCCCAGTAATTCCGTCACCTGTCCCACATAGCCATCAATATAGACCTTTACATCATAGGCTGTGTTTCTGTAATTTTTAAAATGTATGTTATATCTCTGCCCCATATCACCACTTTATATTGTTAGCCTTCATGTAATTCCTTATTGTTATATACATAGCCTTACCGCTTACCCGTGCCTCACCGTCTACCGTTATGTGATTGGATCCACCACCATTATTAATCATATTGAACAGCTTACCTTGCTGGGACTGGTTCAATATCATCTCGCCACTGTTAACCCGTGCTATCATGTGATCACCGAAAAATGATGATCCTCCCACTATACCACCTGTTGCATATTTGGGAATATTGGCTAAAGCAGCCAAAACCGAAGCTATGGCGGCTACAGCCAAAGCCGCACCAACAAACGGAATGGAAGCCACAGACGAAGCGGCACCGGTTACGGCTGCTTCTGTATTAGCCACAGATTCTTCCTTTTTCTTTGCATTAAGAGCATCAATAGCCGGAATCGCGGCAGCCACAGAGTTCATTAAGTTTCCAAAATAAGATAGGATAGAACCGGCGGCACCATCAGCCATTGAAGACATGCTACCAAATGCGTTACCTATGGCACTTAACGAATCTGCGAAATCTTCGTTTGACTTTATATCATCTCTTGTAATCGGACTAATCTTTTGAGGCATTTTTTCGAACATCTTAGCATAACTTAATAAGCTTCCTCTTCCTTCACCTTCGTTTACAAACTCAGGAGCATTGGGGAATCTTGCCTGAAACTCTATTGTTATTTTTCTTTTTTTTAATTCATCCAAAGTCTTTGCGGCAGCTTGTCTAGCCTCATCACTAGCGGCATTAGCATACTTCTTTTGTGCCTCATTAATTTTTTTATCAAGTTCAGCCAATGAGCCAATAGGGCTTTCTGCTTCTTTTAATGGTTTTTGTATAGTTCCATTTATATTTAGTTCTTTTTGCTTTGCGGCAATAACTACCATTTCTTCACGTTGTGCCTTTATATTATCGTAAATAGCCTGTCTTTCCGTATACTCTTTTTGGGAGATTTCCAGTAATTTTCTCGCCTCTCCTACGGCCTCAGCTTCTTTTTTTGCATACCCATTTACATTAAGCAGCTTTGCTCTCTCGTATTCAGCTTGCCTTCTACTTAAAGCCTCCAATCTCACCTGGTAGCTATTAGCTTCTGGATATAATTCATTAGCCCTTTTCAGCTCTTCACTTAAAGCCTGCTCCATAGTCATTCCTCCAGCTACAGACTTATTAATACGCTGATTGCTCTCTAAAACAACCGAAGGAACATTTTCACTACTACGCATTTTCCTTAGCTGTTCTTCGGTCATAAACCATTCTTTAGCCTTAGTAATAAGGTTTGTAAACATATCAATTGAAGTTTTTAATATGCCATTAGAATTATTTACCGTCAAGATTAACCCTTCCCATGCTGATTGCAATCCCTTCACAGAGCCTGCTACATTATCATTATTTATCCTTTGCTGCTCAAACGCCGTATTAGTATCCGTTATCGCTCCAGTCAATTCTACAAACTTATCTTTTTCAGAAACAAGTGCCAAAGCAGCCGTTACGCTCTCTTTACCAAACATTTTCGTCATTTCCGTAGCGTTCATATGTTTTGCTGCAAGGTTTTCCACAGCTTGTGATAACCCGACCACGGAAGGACGTAAATTCTTGTCCGCACTACTTTCCAAAGTAAGGAATATATTACGCAGATTAGTTCCCGCACTGCCGGCATCCGTTATTTTAGGAGCAATAGCCTCTATCGCGGCTACCAATTCATTGAATTGTACACCTACAGAAGATGCAGCACCACCGGCATTCTCTATAGCCTTGTTCAGATATGGGATATCAGCAGAGCCTTGTTGAGATGCTGCCGCTAAAATATTGATATATTCAGCAGCTTGGCTAGAAGAAGCGCCCATCTGATTTAGAGCTCCTGTTAACGCTTTAGCGGCCTCAGGAACATCTATTTCTGCGGCTTCTGCTAATATAATAGCGCTTTCCGTTACAGAAGATAAAGCCTCTTTATTTTTTAACAACTCTGGCATTTGAGATCCTATCAGCTTAAAGGCATCTACCACCTGAGATGCAGTCTGCGTGGTGGTACTACCCAAACGGATAGCCTCATCTTTAAAAAACGAAAGCTCCTGCGTTGTCACACCTGTTAAGGATTTCAAAGAAGATAACGACTTTTCAAACTCCATAGAAGTCCTTACCACATCCCCAATGGCTACCGATATACCAGCGAAAGCAGCAAAACCACTTAGAGCAGGTCCTATCTTGCCGGCCATACTTGTTATGCTTTTTTCAAAGTTCCCTATCTCACCTTTCGCCCTTTTGATGTTCTTATCAAAATCTGCGGTGTTAAACAACAATCTTACAATCGCATTACTTGCCATATTCCATATTTTTTGCTCGTTCTCTCAATTCTTTCAGCTCATTCTCATCTATCTCTATCGGTTCCCGTTCCTCATCCCACGGGAATGGGAACACTGCTTCAGGTGTGAGGCTCTCCGTAGAATTAACCTGTGCAATTGCGTACATGATCATTCTTGTACGTTCCCATTCCTCCTGCTCTCTCCTACTCATACCCCTTATAAATGCAGCACACTCGTTAAAAGTCATACTGTCAAAGAAGTAATCAGGTGATATCCCTCCACGACCGACAACTTCTTCATACAACCTTATCACACTTACTTCTTCGCTCTCTTTCCCATCGCTTTTTTTTTATCATCTTTCCCGACAATCATACTAATACGCTTGTTCTCTTCCTCCAAAACAGCCAAAAATGTTTCGAAAATGGACGGATCTAAATCACATGCGTCTATCACATCATCAAACGTTAACGGAAAATCCTTGTTATTCGCCATCAGCATAGCACATAACAGGATATAACTGTTAACCATCCTGTCACCGGAATAAGACTTCCCGGTAATTTCCTCATATATAAATAAGGCGCGCAGAGTATACCTTAATGTATACTCCACGCCATTAATTTTTACTGTCCTCATACCATCACCCATTACCTGTTGCCTTTTCAAGTTTTCCTTGTCCCTTAAACTGCGCAGTCATTGTAGAATTGCTGCCTTTCGCGTCTGTGCGGTCAAGAGATGTTATAAGAGCCTTCCCCTTATAGTATATCTGCTGGGCCTTGGTTGCCGGGGATGCCCACCCATCTTCCGGAATACCATCATTGGTCAGATTAGCAGGAACACCCAATATAATATCAACAGGCTCACCGGCAATAAATGTGTCATAAAGAGAATCAAAGCTCTCTATGCTCTTATCAGCACTTACCAATGCCTCCGTAGACGCTTCCCACCCCATCTTCGTGACTATTGACTCATCCCACATACCATCGTCCTTACTGGCAGCATCTCCAGTTTCCGCAGTAAGCGTTAACTTATGGCTGGTTGCCAAGGCTGTAGCCTTGCCGCCAATAAAGATCATAAAATCCTTCCCGTTCAAAGGTTTTGCTTTTGACATAATCTATATAATTTAAAAATTAAACAATTCGTAAAAAGGATTCGATTCTCACGGCTGTATCAGCGACCCCAATCCGAATGGGATCATCTGATAATCTTGAATATTTCCCATATCAAAAATCCATTGTTTTAAAATTAAACGAAAGGGTTATAGTGAAGGCATCTATATCCATCAAGTAATCTTCAACACATGATACCAAAGCACTATCTATGACCTCAAACTGATCATACCGGGCTGTCTTCCCTTCAATAGAGTAACGCACCTCATTAGCCATATTCACAGCAACTTCATACGTCTTTGACACAACTACCAAAGTAGTGGATACATTATCCGCACAAGATCCATCTTTGGTCTCGTCCGGACCATCCAAAGAACTCGTAAAATTGATGAACGGATACTCCGGCGCCCCCACAGGGATAACAACCGGATATATCCTGTTCCCCACCGCTTCCGTAACAGCCTTATTAGACTGTAGAGAGCTAATAATATGCTTGCTTATAAATAAACTCATCTTCCTTCACTTACTTCTTGTATTATTCTTGCAATCCGTTCCGACAATACAAGGCTGGCTCTAGCCATGCCGGATTCCGCTGCCGGCTGGAAAAAATTACTTGCAGACAAAGAGCCGCGATATGCCGATTTTTTCATTCCCTGACGTCTAACTTTCGTATACCTGTCTTCTGTCCCTGAATTTATAAACCGAAGGATAAAAGCCCTGTCCGCACCTCTATAGCCTCTAGACCTCTTCGTTTCCGGGCTTACATATCTACGTCTTCTTATGCCCGACACACCGCCGTTCGGTTTTTTATATAATGCCAGCCTTTTTGCATCTCCCCTATCAAGTATGTTAAGCATACCGCCGTTCCCGTCACGGTAAACAACCATCTTTACAGCCATGTACGCTCTTCCGGGATCTTTACCCATTGCGGCTTTTGCTGCATTACGCACATACTTCCGCTCCGGTGTTAATGCCCTTCGTACCTCTTTTTTTATCTCGTTTTTTTTGATTTCCTTGGACTTACGCATCCTTTCAAGCATGGCAATAACTTCGTCTCCCTCATAGACAAATGACACCCCTTTTATCTGCTTCCCCCGATTGTTCTCAAGGATTTTTTTCATTATTCCCATAACTTCGTATTTTTATCCCGGAGCCGTAGCCCCGGGTAAATAAATCAAAGCTCTTCGGCAGGTAACTCTCCCAGCGTAAACGCCTCAGGACGCAATGTGGTAAACGCCCAATCCCCATTAAGGGTCAAGCGAACAACATCTGATGTGTCTTCCGAATAAGGATTGATTATAAAACGCTGTTCACCGAATTGCCCGATAGGCTCATATCCCCATGAGCCAAAACCAATATAGGTCTTATCATCTGTATTAATATAATTCGTACAGAAAACCGGAACACCAGCAATGGCATTATTTTCAATAATATATCTTCCCGTGTTACCCAGATTTGTCGGTCCTTCATATCCTCGATCGGTAGTTTCCAATACCGCCTTTGTGTATTCATCCATCACATAAGCCATGTAACTTCCCTCAATACCTTTCATCAATGGCAATGCTCGCATCAATACCAATTCCTTAAATGTCGGTGTCGAGTTGGCAAACTTGATAAAACGGGCCTTTTTCTTTTCCGCCATAGTTTTTAACTCAGCGATAGTCTTTGGGGTGCCCGGACTTCCTCCCGGGAACGCGATTTCAGAAAAAGGTCCTACTAACTTATGCGTCTGTTTCCCAGTTGTAAACATCAGCTTATTCAGAGTCCGTGTTACAGCCATCGGTATCTGCTGCTTAACGACATCGTATGCTACCCCCTCGGTCTGGTTGATTGTCTGACTTGTAATCTTGATGGTAACACCCACTCTCTGAGGATTGGGTACAATCTTACCGATCTCGATTTTTTTGTCGGTCAAAGCTACAGCCTCCCCGGCTACCTCTGCTTCAACTGCCGAAACTGTCGGCCAACAATAATCACCCGCCAAACCTGTGCGTAACGGTAATCCAAGCTTAGAAATGATAAGACCTTCTTCCAAAGCAGGGATAATGTCATTAATAGTAAGAGGGATCATCGGCTGCGCTCCCGTACTGATCATTCCTGTAAACTCACGCTTAAGCGGATGGGAGCTTCTAGAATTGATATGCTCGCGCATAAACGCATCAAACGCAAGCTCACGGGCGGTGACTTCCACATATCCGCTCTTGTCAGCACACGCTATGCGCACATCCAAAGCATTCATCTCGCGTTTCAGACACTCGATCTCGTCATTCTCAGTATCGGTAAACGCACGTTTGTTTTCCGATTCAGCCAAATCTACAATCTCGTTAAGACGTACCTTGATTTCCTCTCGTCTGGTAATGTACTGTTGTACATTCACTTTCTTTCCTTTATTCATAAACAAAATGATTAAAAAATTTTCTTATTCGCTATCTTTCTCAATTCCGCATATGCGGTTTCATTTTTCTCAATTGTTTCCCGTTTCTTCTGATCTGGGTGCAACACAATACCGGAAGCCTCCACTTCCCGAGCTGTGACGCTGGTCTGCACATATGCCGGATCAGAAGCTATAGTCATTTCAAAAACCTCGTCAATACGGGTAACGTGTCGTAACAGCACACCATCATCATCCTTGGTATACCTGACCGAAGAACTCTCATCGCTCCAGTATGTGAAGGAAGAACCGGCTAAATCCCCTCTCTTTACCAACTCTAATGCGGTAGTTCCATCCTGAGTCGCTGGAGCTGTAAATCTATATCTTACACCCGTTTCATCCACAGAAAGCGAAAGCGATCCTTCACCCCTGTTCCAACGAGCCAGCAACCTCTCGCGGTTATGCCACAATGTCATCTTTATATCCATCCGCTTCAACTCGTCTTCCGTAATGGCTCCCGGCTCTATAATCTCACGGTAGTTATCCCAATAGTCCACAAGCATACGACTCTCAACGCCAAATACAATCGCATAACCCTCGATTACCCGGCTATCACTCCCGTCCTCCGCCTCGCGGATCTTTGGCTGGAACTGGTCACCGGTCATGTATCTTACCTCTCTCTTCTTGGAATTATCCATATTTTTTCTATTTATTTACAACTTTCAAACGCCCCTTTAGAAAACGCCCTTTTTATATCCTATAAATACCTGTTTTCGGCTTACCCAAAACCGCTTCCCTCATCCAATACGGAAGCCGTGATAGTAATACTCCCATCTCTCTTGGATCGGTTACACGAATCTATTCTGTAGGTTTTCCCATCCCATACCAGCCGACAACGATCAGTAACCACGGACATATAGCGCATCGTTACAACTACCGAACTGTTCATCCACGCTTCACCGGCAGTCAGAGCACGAGCGCCCCTTTGAAACTGCACATTAGCCCATACGGTAATTGCTTTCCGATATTGGATTACCTGTTCATTCATGCTACCACGGCTTATTTCCGGGGTCATAATATCCACTCTTTCCGTTAATGCCCCTGCTGATATCATGATTCACTTCTGTTTGATAATTTCACATAAGGCTTTACAAGCATCGATATGGTGAAAGGAACCATATTCTGGGTTACGGATGAAACCGGCTCCCTGTTCCGGAACAAATGGGCTACAAGTAGCAACATAGCCGATTCCAAGGCTTCGGGAAATCCTTTTCCATGAGCGTCCTCCCATGCCTCCAACTCTTCGAATGTGCGGTTTGTCATATCTATAATCACACTCTCACACGCCATGCCCCATGTATGCAACAACTCCAATTCTTCATCCTGCACATCCCTTATCTGCGCTTTCATTTTTTCAAGCGTCAGCACACGCAATTCTCTATTCATCGTCTTCTCCTTCCTTGTTATCATTTATTTTTGTAGAGCTTGAACTGTTTCCCCAGACATTTTGGGGCTTCCCAATACTGCAAGGTTTGTGCTTATGTACACATCATCCCCCTTGTCCACCGGCGGACGATCGTCATCCCTACGTATGTCATTAACGGTTGCTTGGCCCGTTTCCAGACGTGTCTTTTGCCATCTGCTCTTGCTGTCAACGTCAAGGGCGTACAATGCGGACAAGTCGAATGTGTACTTGTAATCCATATAGGTATTCTCATCAAGTAATTTGGCGGCAAATTCACGCTCTATCTCGGTAATTATGGGCTGCAAAGCCTCAACATAAAAGGCTACATTGGACATCTCTACACTCTTGTAGTTGGCGTTGGAATCGTCCATAAGTTTACTCGGTGGTATATTGAAGAACCGGGCAATCTCACGGATATTAAACTTTCTGCTTTCCAAAAACTGCATGTCAGCCGATGACATGCTTATAGGGGTAAGCTTTCCGTCACCGTATACAGCCAGTATGTCCCCTCCACGGTTCAACGTGTCCTGAATATCCATTCCCATATTCTTCAACTGCTCGTCCTGATACTTTCCGTAGCCTTGGACAGTTGTGTTGTCTTGAAGAATAGCCTTGAAACGTCCGCCTGTGGCAAATCGTTTCAACGTTTCACCATCCGATGTGGCAGTAATACTAAGACACTGCTTGGCGTATGCTATGGTAGACATTCCCCAATATCCTCCGTCAAGACACATGTTCTTAAAATGGAGTATATCTTTCGGACCTACAGTCACACTTATCCCGTTGGTTATATCATCAATCTTATATTGATTAGCATATACATCGTAAGTTACCGAGCCGGGGGAACACAATATGAAAGATACGATCTCGTGGAACGAATTACGTACAGGGTAGATAAAGGCATTCCCTTGCAAAAGCAACTGGGCTACCGTATACTTCATCATAGTATATGAATTCATCCGATCATTGGGACGTGCCCCGAGCAGATAGTTTATCCTCTTCCCATCCTTCGTGTCGCTCAGCTTGAAATAGTTTTTCGCCCTGTCCTTACGCTTGTATTGGATGGTTAACGTAGCGGCAGAACTTGAAAGTAGATTCACAGCACGATATACTGCGGCTATATTCAATGCAGCCCATGGGGAATTCACATAAGCTATGTTCTCCCGATAATCTCCACCTGTAGACTTCGCTTTCCCATAATCTTCGTGCGCTTCCTCATCCGTCTTCTCCGAACCACTGTCTATGAATGACGGCAATGGTGCCGATTCTCTTTTGAAAAATCTGAAAAAATTGTCCATATATCAAGTTATAACTTCTATATATCGGACAATATGCTGTTTATGGTTACCTCTGTTCCGTATTATTGTAAAGCCAAAATGTCATCAAGGAGGCTATCGCACCGTCAATCTTAAGATTTTCCTTCCTTTTCAACGGTTTCTTATTACACATCTTATCTTCATCTATATAGCAGTTTCCAAAGTTCCAGAATAGGATAGGATTATAAGCAAGAACAAGATGAGCCGGACGGCTCTTTGCCGCCAGTTCCAGCGATTCTACCGGTGATGTGAACGCCCCGTAGGTCTGGGGAACAGCACGTAGTATCTTGTCCGGATTCTTCCCGTGCCCCAAAAGCCCCGCTGCAAGCGCGTTGCGTATCTCGCTTGCCTTGTAAGCATCATAGCCTATCCGGCATATAAACAAATTACGGTCACGCCTTAATATGTCGTTTATAATCATGTCCATATCTATGACAGCACCGGGGCATACTTTCAGCCAGCCGCCATCTACCCACATCCTATAAAGCTCACGGTTCGGGTGGGTTTCTATTGTTTCTTCCGGTATATAGCTATCCATGAACAGATAGAATTTTTTATCTTCCTTATTATAAATATTGTAAACCACGGCGGAAAGGTCATCAGAAACAGACAAGTCAAAAGCCACCATAGCAGACGGTTTCCCCTTCACCTGTTCCAAATTGATGTTCATGGACAAGGAATGGGCGAAATTCTGTGTTATCCACGGTTTTACGGAGCCTGCAACAAAGACATTAAGTAACTTGGTTTTAAATTCTATCATAGCCTCAACGTTGCGTATCGCCTTGTTCCACATCTGGCGGTAATAACCCTCCTGTACCGTTATGCCAATATGCGGATTACATTTCTTCCACAGCTCCGGAGTACTCATGTGCTCATCGTCAAGCTCCCATTCATCCGGCATAAATAATGACGCGAATTGCGTATCATCGTCATATTCTCCTAAAAGGACCTTCTTTGCATTTTCCAGCTCTATAGCGAAAGGTCCGTCAGGTACGCGGCTTGCAGTAGTTATAATCACTGTCAGAGGCTCCCTTCTCATACCCATAGAAGACACCATAACTTGCATAAGTTCCGCACCCTCCGAGTGATCCTTCACATATCTCGCCTGCGCATATTCGTCAAAGATAAAAAGAGATGCGTTAAGACCGTCCTTTGCATCACCGCCCCCCGACAGACATTCCACAAAGGATTCTTTCCCGTATGTGTTGGTAGGCCTCCATCCCAGCCATTCACGATTTGTCTTAAAACTGCGTCTATCCGGATCCAATTGATTAATAATACCCTTTATCTCATTAAAACATATCTTAGCCTGCCGCCCTGAATTCGCGCCCGTGTATGCCTGCGCGTTCGCATCCCCAAAAAGCAGGTCATTAACAGCAAGAGAAGCCGTAGAGGTGGTTTTTGAAAACTTTCGCGGAACGAACAGAATAGCCTCCCTTACCAGCCGCCTCAACTCCATCACACGCCCGTTGACGACCTTTGTTCCCTTCTTTCTTTCCGTCATATCTTCCACGCTGCCTATATCTTCCCATCTGTAAAACCCCAGTATAGAGGCAAACTGGAAATACTGCACGGGGGTTAGCTTATAACTGCGGCGTCCGTTTATCCCCGAAAATTTAAGGCTCTCATATAAGGCTACAAACACTTTCACTCTTTTTTTCTGAAACGTGTAAGTGTCCATCAGACGGAGGAATTTCAGCACAGAAAGGACCTCGTACAGGTTATGCCCCTCCGGGCAGGACTGCACGCTATATATATAAGAAAAGAGCCGACCGTCTATTTTCCTTAGATTATACCTATCCAAATCAACAGATGTCAGCCTATCCGTATACCCTTTTTTCAGTGCTTTTTTCTCCTCCCATTCATTCATCATTCGTCCTCTCCGTCATTCACATTATTGATATTCTCCATTAGTTTATCCAGCGGACTGGGCCCACGACTTCCTCCATCATCGGGCTTGGTCATTTCCATATTCATTTTCAATCCTTTCAATAGTTTCATCAAAGGCGAAGCCTGTTCGAACGGGACTCTTGCCAAAGGGTCAATTCGCTTTCTTACATGTCCCTCCCGGCTCTTCTCTTCATACACGATATTATATCCATCATCCAAAACTTCCTCCGTGATTTTTTTAAACAACAGATACAGACGGGAAAATATATCAATCTGACAGTTCAACTCCTTGGAATACTTATTGACATCTTTCAATGTTTTTATAATCGTATCCCTCTGATTTTTTATTTTTTTGCTGACCGCCCGTTGTTCCTCGCTTTTTTTCTTCATTGTGTTAAATATTTTAATATTACCTATTTTTACAATATTGTTGTTATTCCGAGTAATCCCAAAGTGTCACCCCCAAATCCAAATTTTCAAAACTAAAATTTGTGATGCCCAGTGGGAGTGGGTTTGAGTAATCCGGGTGGTCTTAAAAAAATCCCCCCCCCGTATTATAAGATAAACCTTTCCTTAAACCGGGATAATGAACGGTTCGCATTCTCTTTTACCTTAACTCTGCTATGTGACTTCATCCCTGCATGAATCAAAGAATGGCAGTCATGGCATAATGACTGTAGGTTGTCCACATCAAACATGAGAGCTCTCATTTCAGTGACTGTCTTGGCTGACTCACACGGTATAACATGGTGAACCTCTGTCGCTGCCATTATCAATCCATTTTGCTTGCAAGCTTCACATAACGGTGACTGTTCAAGTTTTCTTCTTCTTGTTTTTCTCCATGCCATGGAGCTGATCATCTTCCTGTAATTATAATCCCTGCTCATTTTCTACTTTTTTGTTTCTTGTTATAACCGGGACCATTCCGTATTTATTCTGCCCCATAAAACCACTAACCTCCGTAGATACATCATTATGTATACCATCCGATGATACAGGAGACATATCAAGTAACTCCTTGATGATATTATCATAACCGTTGACTCCTATATTACGTCCGATTACAAGTAATCGTTGTGCTAAATTCGGATATAAATACCGAAATACTTCCTCTAATACCTGCTCTTTTTTAGAGGAATGGTGCATTCCTTCCCCATTTTCCGTTATACAGCTTGATACATATCTCCTTCTGTTGGTAACTCTATAAATGAATACTGATGCCACTCTTTTAATGTTGTCATATGCCGACGGTTTAACAGTGTTTACCCTATCCTTCACAGCTCTAAGCCGCTGGAATATATCCATAAGTTCAGTTTCATTAGTATTAACTCCATTATATTCTGTTTCGCAATCGGCCTTTTCGATAAATGCTGACAGCAGATATTGCATCACCTCATATCTGCTGTTAAACTTATATTCCTTCACAATTTTATCCAATTTATCAGCAGCCTCCACACTTATCTTTGCCTGCACCATCACATGTTTCAATCTAGACTTATCCCTCATGATTCACCTCCTTTAATCTTTTAATTAGTTCATGCAGCACTCCATATATTATTATTCCGCTATTTACTTCCATAATCAATCTCCTTTTTCTTTTGGCTCATAAGTTACAATACTATTAATACTTCTTTTACCAAAAATTTCATAAGTCAACGTTCCTCCATAAAACTCTATAGTATCTCCCTTAATAGTAATGACCATTCCACCTTTTAATCTATGTTCCATATTATCTTCACAAGACAACATCATGGTTGTCATAAGTATAATTAATATAAACCTCATTATTCAATCTCCTTTCTCTTTAATTCGTTCAAGTACATCCTTGTTGGCTTCGAGTATTCCTTCAAAAGAAGGGATAGGCATCCACATGTCACACTCGTAGTCGTTCCAATCCTCAAATTCAAATCCTCCGTCTGTCGCAACGTATGGCGATCTCCCAGGTGAAACAACGATATAGCCACTAACAATCGCTCCATTTGATACCATTCTGCAAAGGACAAGCTTATTTGGCTCAGGCAACCGTTCCTTAACACTTATCCAAGGAGATTGCTTTGACTGCCATTCGGCACCTTGAACGAAATTCATCTCTCCAAACTTTGCCAAATCTTTACCAAACAAAGTTCTGTCAACTGTCCTGTGATTAAACAGGATATTTTCTCTTGCTGCTTCTTCTACTGTCTGTTTCATATCTTTTTTCATAATTCGTCAAACTCTTTTTGTAATTCTTTTATCTTACTATCCAAAGCATACATATAGCACTGAAGGAAATTCTTACCAAAAATTTCTTCCTTTAATGGTACATCATTGTGCATTCTGTTGTATGTAAATATCAATCCACCACCATATTTTATGTTAGAATTTTCAAGTGCCATCTTATGATCTTTGTATTCCTCTATTTTATTGTTGATTTCTATTGCTTTGTTGAATTTATCTTTATCCATATTTCTCCTTTCCATCTATCCTAGCAGCATATACATTGCTATTAGGAATAGATAATAAATTGTTGTTTTACTCATTTCTATATCGATTTACACTAATTCAATTATAGCCTTCTTTAAATTAACAAATAAAGGTATTGCTGACATGCCCCCATTGTAATCCAACTGTCTTAAAGATGGGACAACCTCTCCGTTATCATCAATTTCATAATCTGCGATATAGGCTAACTTCTTTTCTTCGGGAACCAATATCCTTTCATTGTTCCTTTCATGAGCCATGACCGTTATACAGACCTTGCTTCCAACAGGAAATCCTTGGTTGGATTCAATGTATTCCTTTTCCAACTGAATTTTCTGATTCTTCAATTCCCTTATTTTTGAATCAATATCATTTTTCTTTGTCTGAAATTCTTCTTTGTTCATTTTTATCTTCTTTTGATGATTTTACAATTATAGAGTTGTCCGATCTAGGGCAAACCAACACAGTTCCTCTATCTGTTGTTATTCTTACATTATGAGCATCTATCACTTTAATAATAAAATCGCCAACCACGTAGGTTGATATGTTATTCAGTTCTTGTTGTATCATAACTCACACGTTTTAAAATCTTCATCACACTCTAAACACTCCCATTCATATTCAGGGTTTCTACTTGGCACCAGCCTACTGCCGCATTGGGGACAGGCCGGGAGCAGGCCTTTGATGAATCCAACCTCAATGCCAATTCGCTCTCCGTCATGTATAGCATCAGCCATTTGCAGATCCGTTTCTACCATTGTTTCACTGTCATCATTATGCAGTACATACAATGTGGCGAGGTTGGCTTTCCACATCTCCATTGCATAATTGTCTGGTACTACCAACCAAACAAATCCATCTTTAGTTACTTTCGTTTCCATTGTAGTATCTATATTTACTCAATCTTTTCATATCTCAATCTGTATTAAATCTAATTTAATAGCTTCAACTTTCTTAATACATCTACCATCAGGGGTAGTTACTGTGAATCCTCCATATCCTTTTGATACGGAAACTATTTCACCCACATCAATCTTTGAAACAAGAGATTGTATAGTTTCTAAAACCTTTGCCTGCTTTTTTTCAAAAAAAGAGGCTGGTTTTCTTTTCAGGAATATCATATTCATTTCTATATCATTTTGAATTATTTTTTTATAACTACCGCCATTGTACTAATAGAAGTGCCACTCTCTTTAAACTCGCCTGCGCTGATTTCAAACACTTCTCCATGTACTTCTTTCAGCCAGTTGCGGAAATCAATACATTTCTTTTCCGAAGCGAATTTCCAGTGTTGGCTGGTTATTGCTGCAAGGGTTCCACCTTGTTCTAATCGATCATACATAAGCTTTATATGATTTATATCCTGATTACCGGAAAACGGAGGATTTGCAATTATCTTAGTATAACTACTACCTACACTGTCTTTGGTAAAGTCTTCATCAAGCAATATTACGTTGCTAAGGGTATGCAAAAACTCTCTGTTTTCCGGCATCAGTTCATAGCATTCCACTGTTACAGAAGGACAAGCTCGATGAATGGCTTTAATGAGAGCACCGCGGCCGGCACTCGGTTCCAGTACCGTATCATTTTCATGTATTCCGCCGGCAAGCATAACCAGCCAGTCCGCCACCTCAGCCGGCGTTTCAAAAAACTGGTATTCCTGCTGAAGATTACAGCGCTTCCCTTCTTTAAGAATTGAGAACACCCTCTCCGGATTGAACGGGAATGTAAACCCTTGAGCCTTTCCACCCTGCCAAGATCCGCCGGCTTCTTCAATCCATTTCTTAGCCTCGGCATACGATTTCTTATTGAACTGCACATTGGGAAGTTTCAACAAACCGTTCTCCAAGGTACAATGCCGCAGTATCTCTTCAACGCTCCAGTTCTTCCCACTGTCAGCTGTACCTTTCTTGCTTTCTTTATTCTCCTCAATGCCTAACAGTCTGTGTAATGATTTTTGTACACCGATAGCAATGGAGGCATTGACTGACATCCACTCCAGTATGGCTGTCAGAAACTCGGTGTCTACATGTCCAGTCTCGTCATAAATGGTTTCCTTGTCAATCAGGGTCGGAAGCTGCTTAAATGGTTCAAGGCTACCATGTAACGTTTCGATTAAAATCTCTTTTTTGCTCGTCATAACTCTTTTGTAAATAAATTCTTGTTGTGTCTACACTCCCATGACCTAAAAGGTCAGCCAGTTGAATAACATCTTTGTTTTTTTTCAGGAACATTTTAGCGAAAAAATGACGAAAGGCGTGTGCGTGCATCTTCCTTGAATCAATACCGCAATGTTTTCCCCATGCTTTCAAGTGCTGGGAAAAGCCCCGCTGTGTGATCGGACCGAATCTCCCTACCGCAAAAATCCCGGTTTTACCATGTTCCTTAGCATAAGCCTTCGCTTCTTGCTGTAACTGTTTTTGAAAGAAAAATCGACGGTACTTGTTACCCTTCCCTCTTAGTGTTACCTCCCCGGATATAATGTCTTCCCACGTGAACTGCTGGAATTCTGACAGACGGGCACCCGTTGTACCCAATACTTTGATAAAAAAGTAGTAATCCTTGTTGGATTTCGTTTTCAGAAAATCCAGTAGGCGGTTGTACTCCTCTTCTGTCGGGACATTGTTTACATCGAGCTTGCGCTTCATCTTAGGTCGCTTAAGCTCTATCGGTTTTTTTAGCCATTTAGAAAATTTTTCCAAAGCGGTGATACGTAGACGGATAGTCTGTGGGGATAATGATTTTTCTTCTAAAGTCCGTATAAACCGCTTGCAGTTTTCCATATTGATCTCATTCACATATTCAAAGTATTGCTTCAAGGATGTATAATAAATATCCACTGTATGTGGCGAATAATCATTGTTGTCGGTCAACCACACTATAAAATCATTCAACAGTTTTCTATTCTTCTCCGAAATGGCATCAAGTCTTTCTAACGTCTTTATTTTCTGCTCTCGGCGGTTATATCCGATTTTAAGGTGATGTAATAAATCACAAATGGCTTCACTCATCAATGGATAACGTGCCCCAATATTGGCATTTTCACGCTTATAAGCCAGATAGCTACGACGATTGACATCTTCGGCACTTTCAAGAAAATCCGTTACATATTTGATATATTTACCGATGGTATCATAAGTCCTTCTTGTTGTATATAAGTAGGAAATATAATCAGTTAATATCTTCTGTCTGTCACTATTCATGGTTATTTATTTCTTTTTTTTTTGATTTAATCTTGATTGGATTGTTTTTGGTACCAGTACCCAACCATTTTAATTGGATGCCATGTATCCGGAGCCAATATTTAAATTCGGACGTGGTTGTCTGTTTCATATCTAACCAGTTTTGAGTGTTACTTTTTTTCGATGAAAGTATTGGTTGTATTCAACACTCCGGCTGAATCTCGACTTTTACCATCTCTTATGAAGATTCCTTCTTCTTTTAACCGTTCATAATCAAGTTCATTCATCATGATAATGACAATGTTTTCATCTGTATATAGCTTACACTTCATAAATTGAGTACCTTCTATTTTCCCAATTACGTCTATTTGCATTGTTCTTTTTTTACTCATATCCATTCAGTTTTGAACCATTTTCCTGATGTCAGGTAAATGGTAATTATTACCAATTAAATTCTAATTGTATTATCAGTCAACTGTTAATCAACCTCCACTAACTCACCGTTTTCCAGTCTATACCATGTATCAGCCTTGACAACCTCACCATCGACTAATACAGCCTTCCAATCGACAATATCATACGTATCTCCTCTTTCCTCAGCTATGACCAAAATTGCACCTATTCCGCCTTTTACCTGAACATTGCTACCTCTTGCAACTGACAAACCATTAAATCCTGTTGAAGCCTTTCCTCTTGCCGTGGCAGCACCATAATTACCAGCCGTGGCAGCACCACTATCACCAGCCGTGGCAGCACCACTATCACCAGCC